GCTTTTATAGGCAGTTTCAAGCTTTTCTGCTAGGGCATTTTCGCTCTACCGCTACCACCAATCGTTGTCGAAATCCTGTCATCCCCGTATAACTAGGAGCCGGATATTGGAATCGAACCAATGTCAAGGGGTTACAAATCCCTCGCTTTACCACTAAGCAAAACCGGCATATTTTCATAATAACACAAATTTTCTAATTTGTACAACATTAATTTGGCTGGGGCTACTCCCAATCTCCTTACAACAATAAATGTCAGCCTCAAATCCAGGCATCCTTTGTCTTTCGACTCAAACGGCTTGTTCTCTCTTTGAGGTATTAATTATTTGGTCATGATAACTAAATAGCCAAATGTTTATTAATTATGAACTTACGTCGAGCTCCTAATATTTACAAGATTCAAACTTGTTAATCAAATATTAGGAAACTCTCGGTTCGATCAAACCCCAATCTCGAGTTTTGGGACCATAAATCTGCTTTTCACTAAGCATACACCGGGGGCAACCAAGTGCTGACCGTCGGGAATTACTTCCTCGAAATAAGTTCATAATTGATTTTAATGTGCCATTCACTATAAATATTATACACTAAAAACATTAATGCAACATTAAGACAAGATTAAGAGCGCATTAAGCTTAAATGACTTCGAGCTCGTTAGAGCCCGAAGCCACAATGCATAGGAGAGTGAAATTACCCCCAATATTTATATTATATCATCAATAGTTCTGTATTTATCTTCAATCTCGATACTAATACATTTTCTATGATGTAGTCTTGCCATATCACCAACGACTCCAGACCCACTAAATGGATCCAAAATTACATCGCCAGGACTTGTATGATTTAAAATAAATTTTTCCATTAATGATGGTGGTTTTCTAAACGGGTGAACTTTTGTACTATCAACTCTATCATTGAAAATGTTAACATACTGGCTCCAATGACGTTTTGAATTCCAAACATTATTTCCATAAATAAAAACCATTTCTACAAATCGACTATATTTTCTAGATGTATTTTTGGTTGAAATAGGCTTAGTCCAAAACCCGTATTGATCTGCTGGCAAAACCCATTGATTTTCTGGTGGAGCAAAGACTATAATAACTCCATTACAAATACGCAAAAATTCTTCGTGCAACCATTCAATCTGTTCATGAGAAAAATCATATGGCGGATCAGTCAAGATCATGTTTATAGAATTTGAACCAAGTTTTGGCAAAACTTCAAACGCGTCTCCATACATAATGTGGCCTGTAATTTCTTTTCCATCAACTATATGTCCAATCATATTAATCATTCTCCATAAGGCAAATATCACAAAGTGTTTTTACCCATCCAATATCTCTAAGTTTTCCTGGTTCACCACATCTTTCGCATATTGTATAACTTTCATTTTCTATCTGATCTAAAAAATAGCTAAACAAATTGCTATGTGGTGCAAAATATATGCGTAATCCACCAAACTTTTCTTTCACTTGCGTAATGATAGCATGAGTTGGTTTGTTTTCATAAACTCTATCCAGCAATTCTGACCAGCCATTGCCAACATCCGCTTTAGCGTTTTCTATACTAACACCCCAATATGTTGATTTAGAAAGTTTATTCACCTTTATTTATTTTTGCAATTCTTTCTAAAGCAAATGAAACAAGTATGCCAAAAACAACTAATGTAACTAAAACTGCAATAATTATTTCTATCATTTTTTCACTCGTTTTGGTTTTCCACCACATTTTGGACATCTTTTATTTCTAGACTTACCTTCAAACAAATGCCCCTTTGCACATTCGAAAGTTTGTATCTTGAATTTGTTTTTACGCGTTATAATTTTAGTTGTTGGAGGTAATGCTTTTTTCACATTCTGTTTCATCTCATTGCCCATAATTGAATTCAATACATCAGGCAACATTTCGTTTGATAATTCGGCTTTATTTTTCTTTATTTCCTTTAATGCAGACGTTATTAATTCCAACTTGACTGCCCGCTTAGCCCCCTCTAATTGTAAATCAGCATCATTAGATATAAATAATAAGGCACCAGCCACATTCAAGGCGACTGCTGTAGGCAACCCGTACACTAAAATAGAAGCAAATCTAGCTGGAATTATAAAGTCTACAGCTAATGTTTGTCTAATTATCATGTCAGCAATACCCGCCCCAGTTGCTCCAAAAAAATCTATCCACATCAACGAGGTTGCTATAAATAACTGTATGTCTGTGGTTACATAGTTCATAGAAGCTTCATGCCATATTAGCATACCTAATTCTGTAGCTAATAAAAACAATAAAGCTATTATCATCCCAGTATCGCTATCGGGAAGTTGGGTCGACATAAATGAAAATGTACGCCATCCAGTATATGCTAATAATAAATATGTATAAATTCTGATAATTATTTTCATTTAATCTCCAGTCTATGCTTTTGGCCAGATGCTAAAAATATATCAACACTTTTAAACAAATCTCCAGTTTGTTGATAATCTATTCCCAATGGCATATCCCAAATAGCCATAGCAAAAGGTCCATATATATTAAATAAATTATTTAAATGTTCATAATTTGCAACAATCCAAACTGGAGCTGTTGTACCTTTGATAAATTCATCTTCACCTTTTTTTAGTCTATGATTTTTTAGCTTGTATGCATCTTCTGTTTTTACTTCAACAAAAACAGAAAATAATCCAATAACAATAATCCAATCTAAAAACAATCCACCTAATGCAGAAGTGTCTTTTAATGTAACTGGAACTCCGTTATAATTGTTATCAAGAACTTCATTTATATAATCGCGAACTATATAATGATTTTTATCTTTTTGAAGCGTTTTAGTTCGTCTCATTATTTCTCCAATTTTATAAATTTTGAATTAACACAATTTTCGTTTGAATTGCAAAACCATATGCTGTTATCAAGTTCAACGAATTTTATTTTTGAAACGAAAAAATATTCCCCTTTAGAAATAACTTCAATAATGGGACATTTAATTCCAGGGCATTTTCGAATATTTAAAAAATCAACTTCAACAATTCCAATTTTTGGAACTTTAGTTTGAATTAAAATCCCAATTGTTGGAACTAAAGTTTTAGGAATTTGAATTAATTCAATTGTTGGTGTAAGCGTATATGCAAAATCAATAGTTAAAGTTTCGTCACTAAACAACACAAACAATACAATAAGAAGCAACAATAATAATGGAACAATAATGTTTACAAATTTTCTTCTTAACATTAGCCAATTTCAGAATCACATGATGCACATAAATTTCCAATTTCAACAAAATTAGCGCAAAAATAACATCGTTGTTTGGGTGGTGACGCGGTTTTTGCTTTCATTATATGAGCGTTTTGGTTTTTATATATATAATCGATTGTTGTCATTCCCCATTCATTATTAGCAAAGTCGGCATTAGTAATTATGTCGATATCTATACCTGAAGATGAATCCATAAACCCTTTGTCCTTTCTAAGCTCTAAACGTTTTGCATAAGCTTGATAATATAAACCTGTACTAACAACAAGTTCTGTTATTTTAAGATTGTTCAATTTAGCAAATCTAAACATTCTTTTTAAATGAGCCGTAGTCAATGGAACATAACTTCCATCTTCATCACATTTATCAATTAAAAATGGTCCACTTTCTGTGTTTACTGTATCTATATTTAGCATAACATTAAGTAAGTGCTAGCAACAAATTTTGCCACTAGCACTTGCAACTATTTTGTATTTTGATTTTCCACAGCTTCGGCAATTCTAGCTTTTCTATCTTCCTTAGCTTCACGTTTTATCTTTCGACGTTCTTTCAAATTAGTAAAAATATCACGTAACCAAGTTGAATGTATTCTCGTATTTGAACCAATAGCTTCAAAAAAGAAACGTAACGACCATGTAAGTCCAAGATAAAACAAAGCTAAGACAAGTAACGTAAGCATTATGCCAAGAAGTAAAGCAAAAAACCCTACTAATCCTTTGACAAACATTATTCGCCTCCAACTCCAGTATTTTCTACAAGCGGAATTGGCATAACTGCACCTTGGCCAGTTAACAGCAAAGTAAGGTCTTCAAGACTTTCAACAAAATATATTACAGCATTATTACCAAGAACATCTGCCATTCGTTTCATCAATTCAAGGTTATAAGCTTTATCATTCAGCAAATAAACTTCTTGTGCTGCTTGAGTCTTTTGACCTTCACGACGCGCAATTTCAACCTCAACTTCAGTTAGCGCAGCTTCTGCTACTAATTGTTGTTCATATACAATTGTTCGTTGTTCTTGTTCAAGTGCATCAGTTGCAGCCTTTTGTTGAACCAAATCTTGACGTCGTAATTCTTTGTCAATTTCGGCTGTCATTAATGCTTTATCGTTCATAAGCTGGGCATATGCAGGATCAAGGGCAATATTTTCAATTGTAACATTGATAATATTTATGGCAAATTTTACTGAATCTTCTTCAACATGTACTAAAATAGCATCAGCAAGTTTGTTTCTATCATTGAGTAATTCCAAAAGTGTAAATGAACGTACACCATTTTTAATACCTTCACGTGTAATTGCTGTAACGTTTGCAATAACCGCATCATTACTTACAATTAAAGAAGGCCAATTCGTAAACATCTCTTGCAATTTATTACATTCAGAACTGCGTTGAACTTGAAGTGTAATTGTTATGCCAACTAATTGATTGTCAATTGTAGCAACTTCAGGATCACTAATACTAAAAGTCATAGTTTCAAGTGATACTTTGTCCATATCAGCATACCATCGACCATCAGTCCAAACACCAGCTCCTTTACAAGATTCAATTTGGTTTTTATATAAAGCAACACCAACTTCGTCTCGCTCAATATCTTTCCACCAATAACATGATGATGATGATATTGCAATAACCAATGTAACTAAAACCATCCAAACTTTTTTAATATTCATTCAAATCTCCTTTTAGTGTGCTAATCTTCTATTTGCTATACTTAAAAATTCTTGCTCGTTATGCTGTAACATAAGCAATTGTGATACCATCGTATCTGCATCTGGAACGGACATAAATGGATGAGCACAATATGATGCGATTCTTTTATTCTGTTCATCCAATTCAGTGACGTTCATTACACGTCCACGTCTTATACGATATCGCTTTTCTAATTCCGAAAGAATAACAAACGAATTATTTTCTTTTAAATCCTCGCGTTGATTTTCGTCCAAAAGACTTAATAAAAGCTCTTCAGCTTTTTCTTTCGCAGCAGCACGTTTAGCAATACGTTCGTTTGCCTCTTTCTTTTCGCGTGCTCTTCTTGCAACATTTTCAGCTTTTTGTTCTTTAGTAAGTTTAACGGCTGGTGTAGCAATGTAAGTGATATTGTTTGGGGTAGCACTAGTTGTACTGTCAGTAGAAGTACACCACGTATACCAAACATCACCAGTAGAAGCTGTTCCAGAGTTCCATGATTGCCAAATATGAGTTGGTCCATCAATACCAGTATATGCCTGTCCATAATCGCTTCCAGCCATTATCCACCAGCCATTTGCGGCGCTAAAATAATTTTTTCAGCGCAAGGGTCAAATTTCGCAATAACCTCTCCTTTTTTACCACGTGATTTTACAGAATACGCTTTATAGCCTTTCTTAATAAGCCTGTCAAAAGTCGCTTCGGCAGCTTCAACTTCATCTTCATTGCCAGAATCCCAAATAACCTTTGTATCACCACTTATATCAACAATTCTCATTTCAGACATTTTATTCTCCTTTTTGCATTTTATGATTTGAACATAATCTACCGCATTTTCCACATAACATGCGGCCACATGCTTTACACATGTTTGGCCATTCGTCTAAATGTATTGTCTTATTGCAACCTCCACATGACATCATTTTCCCAAGTGGTTCCCAATCATATCGTTCGAGAATCTTTTCAAACTCTTTCCAAGATTTTTTAGAATCACTCAAGATATTTTTTTAAAACTTTTTCTATTGGTTTAGGAAATGGTGATGCAACTCGAGAACTTAATAATTTTTCAATCATTATTGTTCTACGTTTTTTACGCCCAGCATAAATCTTTTTGGCTAAACTAATAGATTCTTTCTCAAGGGCTGGCAAAGTGCCATTTGTGCCCTCTCCTTTCCAGTTATAAATTACATCATTCTTAGCAGCATCAAAACAAAATTTCGTAAATGGGCAAAATCCGCATCGTGATACTGCTGACCATGGTCTTTCTGGTATTCGTCTATGTTCCGCATAAACATAGCCTCTCGCAATAACTTTTGTAACTTTTTTTATATCAGGAATAATATCAAATGTCTTCATATAAAGACGACCATCCCATCCAGCCACATTACGACTAAAATAAATTAATTTCATTCTACTAATACCACTCATTAATCCATAAGTCATGAGTTGTTCTGGTTGCTGGTATTTTGGTCGTGCTGGCAATTTGCCACATGTTTTAGCATCGGCAATAACCAAGTTCCCGTCTTCAATTAGCAAATAATCTATGCGACCACCTAAATTGACCGCTTTGATCTCAACTGGAATTTCCGCTTCTATTAATATATCGGCTTTTCTAAATGCACGCTCGAGCGTTTCATGAACTGCATTTCCAATGCCAAAATAAAATTGAGATGCCGCACCCATTTTAGACTTCATATCTATTGGTGCCAACTTTGTCAAAACGTTTTGCCTAGCACACCAACCGGCACTTGATGCAAACATGCGATCACGTTTTATTAATCCTTTGGATTCTAAAGTTCGCGTTACGTGACCAACTAGTGGTTCTGTATCAAAACTATATTTGCCTTTTCTAAATATATCTGCTGCCATACTACTCCTTTTTTTCGAAACCCAAACCGGTAACTTTACTTGTAATATACTTTTTAACAACATCATAACTACCAGTTACTTCAAGTTCTGTTAAAGTTTCTTTTATATCTCCAGACCATATAGGACTAGGTTTTTCTTCTGATGTTAATGTCCAAGAAAAGTCACCTTTTTTAACAGCTTCACTTATATCCATCTCAATCCATTCTACATCGGCTGCTTTCACTATAATGCAATCTTTAGGTATATCCAAAAAATATGTTTCATCAAACGCATCTAATTTCTTTTCTAATTCAGCATCAAACTCAACTATTGTATTTTGCATATCTTGAAGTGTTCCATATTCAACATTAATAACAGGAATTGGTTCAATAACTGAAACTTTGTTAAAACTTTTGTGTTTGTATATAAAAACAAAAACAGCATCTAAAACATTTACAACATCATCACAATCCGTTGATATAGTAACAAGCACAGCATCTGATGGAATTCCCGCAACACATACAAAATTTGGCATCAATGCACCAAATGTTATTAACTTCATTAATTCAACTGCTTTTATTTTGAATTTTTTATATCGCATTGGACTTTTTCGTTTTGTTTCCGTTTCGTCAGAAAATGGAGGCCATGTAGAACTTAAAATTTCTTTTTCCATTTTTTCTCTTAATTCTGACTTATATGTTGCTAAAACACTTGTCAATTCGTCTGTAGATATAGCTTTATCAAAACTAGTACTTGTGTGTTTGGTATATGTGCCTGGCTCTACCACAGTCCATTTAGATATATCTACAGAAGCTTTTTTCATTACTTTTGTAAATTCTTTTGCCGCTTCTCCTATCGCTTCTATTTTTATTAATGTTGGTTTTGACGCTTCTGTGTAAGCCATTTTCTCTCCTATAAGATCAAGCTACATATATCATATCACAAATCTAATTCAAATACAAATTCCGGGATGCTCTTAATGTTGTCTTAATGTTTCACTAATTCAAATAAGAATGAATTCCGTTGATTATTCGCGACTTAAGATTTAGCCATTCACGTATTGGCATCGTACCTCTAAGCCGCTTCTCAAATGCAGTACAAAACTTTAAATTGCCCGTAGTGTAATCGCCGCCATCTTTTACCGATAATATGAGTATTAAAGAAGGCTTCAATAATTTATCATATTCATTTATTGCCCATATGTGATGCAGGTTGTTAAAAACCGGATCGTGATATGCCTGTTCCACAAACTCCATAAACTCTATACTGGTTGAAAACGCAATGCCTTTGGTTGCGAGTCGTAACACTATATTGCTTAAAAAATCAAACTGTTCTTTGTTAGAAAACTTGGCGTACCATTCTTTAGATATGTCTGGATATTTCCGCCCCAATCCTGTAACCACTCCGCGTTTGCCTCGTTTACGCAAAAACAAACCACCTTTATATTCCCGCATGATGTTATAAACGGTACCGTACGAGATTCGAAAATGCCTACCTGTTAGGGCCAGTGAAGCGCCGTCTATGTACATGTTTGCGATTCGTTGGACTAATTCGGGGTCGTATTTAAGTGGCATGTTGCCATTATATCATGTTATGAGCTTAAGGTACATATCGAGCCTTAAGTACCATGTTTGTGGGTGAGGAGATGCGCCTGTATATTGATATCGATATAGATACGTTAACGTATTAAAGTTAAAGTACTGAGTATCTAATATTTAAAAGAATCGCATCGCATCGTATCTAGTACTAGGGTACTAAGGACAAGAACAGGACAAAATCCCGTGTACATAAGCATCAAGTCTTTAGGCACTCTTTTACTCAAACAGGTTCAAGGTCTAACGGGTTCAGGACATGTTCACGGTTTAACAGTATGTGCGTATTAACTCGTCCCATGGTCAGATAGTGAGTCACAGTATAATAACATGTGTTTCGAATCAAATTCGGGACAAATTTGATTCTCACAAAAGTTATTAGACTGCTCCTCAATATCAGACCATGGGACTCGTATGAGTGGTCGGTAAACTTTTATTCAAAATAAAAGATTTACCTCCCTTGGCTTTATGTCTCTAACGCATTGGACATTACATATGCGATACATATCCACATATATAGTACGTATTAGTTTTGATTTGTTTTGAATTAAATATTCACCACCCCATGCGCAAACTTATGTACAAGTTCGAATGCAAATTCGAATGCGAATTCGAATGCGAACTCGAATGCGAACTCGTATTTTAGTGCAAACTCGTTTACAAACTCGCACTCGTCCAATTTAAGTAGCCTGGGCTTACGTTTGCGTTTAAGTGAGCGGCCATAGCTGGCGACGCTAGCAACACTAGTACTTCAATACTATTCACGTTTTAGCAAAGCTGTGATATGATTGGCTTATGAAACAATTAGTTGTTCAGGATAAGCGCGAGTACGGTGAGCATGGAATGGTTTGGTTGGTGCTCAAACCAGAACGTCGGCAGACTTACAAACAGGTGATGCTTGCAGGCATAACTGAAGGCGTTACATACTTCCGCGACAAATACGACAACGCTGCGATTGACGTAGTCGAACTTTATATTGATGCAAAGGAGTTTGAATCTGATCTTAAACCGCTAATGGCTGATTTAAACATTACAATTCGTTATCGCACCTACGGCCAAACTCGTGACATATTTATCATTTCCGATGCGGGCTTTGACAAGCTGCGTCAACCACCTTCTTTTTAGTAGGAGAAAAACAAAATGGAACTTATCGATTACACCCAACAAACTATTGCTGGTATTTTAGTAATCCCATTTATCATGGGTTGGGTTCAGTTTATTAAAGAGGTTTTTAACCTCGACGGGTCCAAAGTTACAGCTATCACGGTATTGATTGGCGCACTCATGTTCGCTGGCCAACAAGTGTCGTTACTCAATATCGTTTTCGCACAGTATTTCGAAATCGTCATTTACGCTCTCGGAGGCGGACTTGCCTCTTCTGGCCTTTACAAATTAGCGCGATCGCTCTCAACAAATGAGTAGCTGAAACGCAACCTGTTACTCTTAACACGATTCGAGTACAAAAACGTCGGGATATAACGTCGGCGTTTTTGTATTTAACGGAACCGATCCGGCGTTTAATTCGACCGGTACCGGGATAACTTTGTACGGCGCCGGGGTAACTTTCCACGGCCACCGCTTAACTCTCGGGCACATTCACCCACAACCGCTACCACAACTTCGGATTCGGGCCTCGTTTAAGACCGAATCAGCTCAAATCGTCCATGTCATCATCGGGCACTTTATCACCCAAACGGCAAAAACACGTAACGTTGGGACCCGTTTCGAGACACATTTGCCGAAACTGGGGCAACTAAGTCGAGCACACCCCCATATTTTAGCATATTCTGATCAAAACCGTCTTGATTCGTGTCGCAACAAATCTCGAACAATCCTCGAACTTACCTAACCTGCATCGAACCATGCTCAATGTGCATCAAATTCCACTCGTTTCGCAACACCTGTTCTCAATGCACATCGCCCCCCGTTCGTTATTTTAGATCAAAAAAGCCTATTCGCGTTGTGTTGAAAAAGTGGACGTCGCTCGTGACGTATAGCATACCGCGGGACGCGCGCATAACGTCCGGGACTTACGCTTATCCCGGGACGCGCCCCTATTCCTGGGACGTATCACTTACTGCCCCCACCTTGCTTCTGCGGCCGGAACTTAAATTGTCGCAGGCGGGGGCTTAAGTTCATTATACCCCACCAACATTAAGCCAGGATTAAGGCGGGATTAAGGCTTGATTAAGACTTGATTAAGGCTGGATTAAGAGCTGTGGTCGCTCGGACTCGAAACAGGTATACCTGAAATGTAGGTGCGTGTCGTACGGGGGTCACGCAGGGGCATGTCTACGGACTGTAACGGCAACGTCTTAGTATTATTATATACGTAGTCGCACGATGCAGCCACGGCTCCCCTCGAGTCGCCATTTAAATTGTCGCAGGGACACTCTCTCCCATTTTTCATTCCCGAAAAACTTGGTTGCTTTGTGTTCGCTTGACTTAATAGAATTATAAAACACGAACATTAAGGCTGGGTTAAGAGAAGATTAAGATTGGATTAAGATCAGGAACCCCTCTTTCGAGGGGCTCCAATTTCAAGTTATCCAATTAACCACATTTCCTCCTCATCGAGAGAAATACACCAACCTTTGTGGGCATGACTTTTGAAAGCGCACGGGTGCCATCCTTCGGCATCGATTATTTTCACTAAAAAGCCGGGTCCACCCCAAAAGATTCGAGTTTCTAATTCAACGATAATCCCAATTCCTTCTTTATCATCTTTGAATCCAACTTTATCACCAAGTTCAAATGTTCGTTTTTCAGTCATTTTTCTCTCCTTGATTAGTTTGACTTAATAGAATTATAAAACATGAACATTAAGGGTACCTATATAACTATATATATGTTGGAGTGGCGACCCGCAGCGGGCTTGCTGGTTAACAAAAAACCCGCTCTTTCGAGCGGGCTAGAGTTTATCACCTCCAATCTAGTCAAAATGTTTTTCGGCTCGGAAATTGGCAATTTCGCAAATTGCGGACAAAAATTCATCGCTATCCATATTAATTTGCCCGTTCATCATCTCTTCTACAAAATATCCGGCCAAATATTGTGTTGCTTCTTGGCGAAACTTTTTTGGTTGGAGATGATAAAGGCTCATGAGGAAAAATTCCTCTTTTGCAACTTGTTCTCCAAAATCTGGGTTGGTCGTAAATCCTAACATTTGTGCCTCCTTGATTGGGTTGACTTAAGGTCCAGATTAAGAGCTAGTTCCGTTTAGAACTATGTAAACGGTCGAGTCGCGTTAATAAAAAGCAAGAATGTGCTATTTAAGGGCCCATCAACGCCCCTCTTTCGAGGGGCGCGAGTTTTGTTAAACTTTAGGGAAGACGGGGTTAGTGTGCACAATACTCTTCATGGACTTGGCAAGCCCCTTGAGGAAGTGGCGCAGCTGTTTGATATTATATAAAGGCTCTCGCTCAAAAACTTGTAGCACTTCCCGAGTAAGCCCACAGCGTTCATTCTTTGCGAGTTTTTTGGCATAATATTGATCACTTTCATCAACTCGAGCGTAGGCATAATCCCACTCTTTTACTGAAGTAATTGGCCAACTTCCATATTTCAAATAATAAGCCTCCATGAAAGTGGGAGCGATATGCCACAAATTGATGAAGTCCAGCATCCGGTCACCAACACAATCTACAAGTTCAGAACTGTTAATGCGATACCCGGTTTTGCGGGGCCAAAAGTCTTGAGGGCCCACATTCTCGGGATCGATTACAACTGTGTGCCATTCCAAATCTCCCCATAATTCCCAGTGGTCCATGGGCATGGTGTTTTCCCAGTACCCGTCTGAGAGCTGTCCTTGGATTTCGAACAAGAAGAGGATTTTTTCCTCCATATTTGCTACTGCGAATTTTGCACCTTCAGGTAAACGCTGCATTTTGAACTCCTTCCTGGTTATAAGGCGACCAGGGGCGCGCATAATTTGTTAGCTTAAGTGGGGCATTTCGAAATTTTTCTGGCGAGCATAAACGTAGCATTCTGCGACCACGGCGATGAAATTCATAGTGGCAATTAGCCGGTCATCGAAATTTGGAATTGCATCGAAGCCAGCTTGCAGGTCTGCGGGGAATTTCCCAAAATCGCTCAAAATATCGATAACGAAGGGGACTTCGTCGGCTCGAAATTCTTCCAGCATGTCGGCGTCGGAGGAGAAATTGTTCTCCAGTTCCATCATGTGGCTGTCGATATATTCGTTGAGCTCGTGGGCTGTGCTGGCTGAAACTCTGATCATAACTTTTTCACTCATTTTGCTCTCCTTCACTAGTTTGATTTAAGTTAATTATAAGCCCTCAAGATTAAGGCTGGGTTAATGCTGGGTTAAGACAAGATTAAGAGCTAGTTCCGTTTAGAACTATGTAAACGGTCGAGTCGCGTTTGTTAAAAGAAAAGCGCCCCTTGCGGGGCACTTTTATTTTGCTTATGTTTAGTACTCCTTTAGTAATACGCGACCATTGACAAGGTGGGCTTCTGAGGGTCTTGGAGCAAAGCGACGAACGGCTTTTCGATGAGCATCATAAAGCGAAGTCGCTTTTACTGTGACACTAGCACCTTTGAATCTGAAAAGAAAACTGTGTACCGCAGAACGATCATAACCCGATTTTGTAGCCATAAACAAATTCCTTCCTCGGTTACAAGGCGACCGAGGGCGCACATAATTTTGTTAGTCAGCGTCGCAACAAACTTCACAACCAGAACCGTGGCACCCTTCACAGTTTTCGCTGTTTTCAGGACCTTCAGCAAATTTGATCATTGTGAACAGAGTATCGTCTCGAGACAGCCACCCGCCACGTTCTAGTAACATGTCCATGCTGGCCAGAGTGGTTCGTTCAAAAATGTCGAAGACTCCGGCGTCCTTGGCGGCAGATCGAAAAGTGTCAAAAGCCATGGCAATTTCTTGAACCGAATCTTTCATTGCGAAAATTGCTTCTTTTTTGTTCTCGTCCATTTGAACTCCTTCGCTAAGTTTGATATTATAGATATTATAAACTATGAAGATTAAGCTTGGGTTAAGAAAAGATTAAGACCAGATTAAGGACAAAGTCGTCGTAAAAGGGCAGCCATTTCAGAAATGTCGGAATTGGTGGGCACCCATCCGTCGATATCTTCAACCAAGTACCTGGCCATAGCGAAAATTTCGTCTTCACAACGAACACCGGCGGAGTAGGTGTATTCGGGACCATTTTCGTTATCGATACCAAAATACACATCTGCTTGAAGTACGTTTTGGGATGGTTTGTAAACTTTGGCTGTGCGAAGTGTTCCACCTGCGATAGTTAGTTGAGTGATGTAAGCCATGAAAAATCCTTACCTGGGATTAGCCGCCCAGGTTCGGCATTTTGGTTACAGTTTTCGAATTGCCCGATGGATGGTTTTTGCACCTTGGCGAATTTCTTCTTCTACATCACCTAAGTCTATTTTTTCACTTTCTAAATCGAAAACACGTTTTTGGTAATCATGTACCATCAAGTCAGTTACCACACCGGCACCACTTTGTAAAATGTATTGGCCAGCTTCTGTCTCGACTGCTAAAATTCCTTCGTTGAGCAAATCACGTTCAGCATTTAGGATCTTAATCATTTCTTCCGCTAAGTCTAAAACCTGTTCCATTTTCGATTCTAACTTGTTGATCATTTTGCTCTCCTTTGAACTATTTCCCTAAACCCTACTCAAAATCTAATTTGCTGTACCGGCTTCGGGATAATTGTTTGCCGGTCTGAGCGTACCGGCGGAGCTGCTAGTTTAGCACTTGCGGGCTGTGGAGTTTGCATGTTTGACTTAATAGAATTATATACCTCTAAGATTAAGGCTGGGTTAAGAGAAGATTAAGAGTGGGTTAAGAGAAAGAACCGGTACCGGGGTAGGAAGTTATGGCACCGGGGCAACTTTCCCCCTGCCGAGGTTAACTCTTGGCGGTCGTCTGTCGGGGACGCCCCCAAATTTGTCACACAAATGTGCTAAGTTTTAACATTGGGCGTTGATGAGACCGGCGAACTTCTTAACATTGCTGAACTTCTTAACATTGGGTACCGGATGTCGCCATGGACACATTGCCGTTTTCGGAGTCCGCTTGTACTTTTCTGAACTAGCGGAACCAACACCCATTCTTTCTGGGGATCACGATAACGTTGTCCAAAACACACTCCTCTCCACTCTTGTCGTGGTCGCAACCATTCGAATTTCTTAACATTACCACTTGTCGCACCCAACGCACTCCCCAACTTTCCAACGTCCTCGGCGTGCAACGTCCAAATCCTCGTACGCCACGTACCTGACTCTAATTCCTGCACATCATCAAATTCGCAAAAATTCCAAACGCTTCCGCTCCCCTACCCTCCCCCAATGCCTGGGACGCGCCACTTCCACGGGACGCGCCCCTTTCCCCGGCAGGCTCTTTCCTGCCCCTCCCCCAACCTCTCAAACTTAAATTGTCGCTGGGGCACTCTCTTCCGCTCGGGCCCGGCAAGCAAGGCGGTTTTTTTTGGTTAGGTTTGATTATAGATATTATAAACCCCCAACATTAAGAGAACATTAAGCCAACATTAAGACCAGATTAAGACCCCAAAAACTTTAAAATTAAATTAAAATATTATTAATTTTTTTAGAATTAATAATATTTTAATTATTTTTGGAAATTTTATTTAATTTTATTTTTTAATTTTTGTAATTTTGTGTATAAAATATTTAGGTAAAAAATTTGGAAAAAGTTTTTAATTTTTTGTAAAATTGTAAAAGTGTAATTATAATAAATTTTATTTTCAAAATTAATTGTTTTTTGTAAAATTTTATTATAATTTTTTTGGGATTGTGGACATTTTTTTGTAAGTTTTTTTATTATTTTATAAAATATTTTAGAAAACTTTTTTTGAAAAAACTAAAAAATTTTATTTATTTAATTATTAATATTATATAACCCCAACATTAAGGCTGGATTAAGAGAACATTAAGATTAGATTAAGATTACATTAAGAGAACATTAAGAGAACATTAAGAAAACCGTCTCTAGGGGGATCACCAGCAAGCCCGCCACTTCATTCTTATATAACATCTATATAACATTATATAAAAAAGGGAGCCAGATTGCTCTGGCTCCCGTGGTGCTTTGGAGATCAATATATTTCAAATTCAGTAAAAAAGTAAAATCCCAAATAGTGTAATGAGTATTGAACCCAATTTCCATTTTGATCCCGGAAAATAAACATTTCATATTTTTTTCCAGAAACTGTTTTCAAAAAAGTCAACATTTTTTCAGTTGGTTTATGAAAAAACCGATTTCCCTTTTGAAAAACTTTTTCATAATCTAATTTAGGTAAATTTGAATATTTCATTTTTTCTCCTTTTACTAAAGTTTGATTTAATTAAATTATATACCCTTAAGATTAAGAGAACATTAAGAAAACATTAAGACTAGATTAATGACTAGTTCCGTTTAGAACTATGTAAACGGTCGAGTCACATTTTCAAAAAGCAAGAATGTTCTATTTTCCCCATTATTTTAAATAAAAACTCCCAATTTCTTGAGAGTTTCATTAGTACTTTTTTGAACTAGTCAGTTGATTTTTGCAATATCTCCATCAACTTGCATTTTTATTAATTCCAAACCAGTAATTAGGGAAGTTCCAGAATTCGAAAACTTGGCTAACCACATATCTTCAAAATCATCAAAATCAATAATGTCAATAGTTTGGCCATTTGCATAATCTCCAAAAATTTGTCCAATTTCAATTCTAAAAACTTTGTTGAAATTTTCCTCTGGATTTTGGATTTTGATATTTCTTAGCTTAGTCATTTTTCTCTCCTTGGTTAATTTGGTTATTATAGATATTATATACCCCTAAGATTAAGGCTGAGTTAAGAGAAGATTAAGACCAGATTAAAGAAAAAACTCCCAATTTCTTGAGAGTTTCATTAGTACTTTTTTGAACTAGTCCTCCTAAACTAATTCGAAAAGTCCATCAAAAAAGCAACCATCAACATTTTCCTCATCTAAAAAAACTTCATTTCCGTTTTCATCCTCAAGGCAAACTAGATCAATGTAGATGAATTTTAGAACAAATGTTTCTTCGAATTGATTATCGAAAATTTTTTGACCATCATCTAAATTTTTTACTTTGATCTCGGATTCTCCAAACATTTTTCTCTCCTTGGTTAATTTGGTTATTATAAAGATTATACACCCTCAAGATTAAGGCTGGATTAAGAGAAGATTAACAATAGATTAAGAGCTAGTTCCGTTTAGAACTATGTAAACGGTCGAGTCGCGTTTGTTAAAAGAAAAAAGCTGCTCTTTCGAGCAGCTCGTATTTCATATTACCTCCTTGGTGATTATAAAGTCACCAGCAGAGCTCAAATTTTAGTTATATTGCGAAAGTAGCATCATGCTCTGCTTCTCTCTCAGCTGCTCGATGAACTCGATCAGTGTTTCCCTCTAAGTAGCTGAAGAGTGCTCGAAGATTTTCTAAGTCTAAGTACACTACCGAGAGCAAAATGTTTCGTTTGTGCTTGTTGACAAACTTGTTGTACAAGTGAGGACCAGCGACATCGAAGATGAACTCAAACTGCTCTTCGGTTGCAACCTCTTGCAGGTCTAGTAATGCTACTAACACCTCTCTCTTCTGCATTGTGGTCTTTTCGATTGTGTTCGTCATTTTATTCTCCTTTTTCTATGGTTGCTTGACTTATTAAAATTATACACCCTCAAGATTAAGAGAGCATTAATGCTGCATTAAGACTACATTAATGAGGCTGCACCATCACTCATACCCTAACTTCTTAACATTATACATACACTCGCTCGTTGGTGGTAGCACGTGTTGGCGATCACGGTTGGGGGCACCGCCTCTCTCATAGCTGTCGTATGTCATGTGTGTGAGCTACTGTGTGTGTGTCATGTGTGAGCACACCACTCATGAGCGTGTCGTAGTCATACACTCACTTGTACATGAGCATTGACGATGGCACGGTCGGTCGATTCTATCGTTTTAGTGGGTCTCGTTCACCCCGCACGCCCCAACGACCATTGTCCTCTATTATGTGTTGTTTGTGGCAGCCACGCTCCAGGCCTCTAAATCCACCTGCTGCGGTAACTGAACACAAGGCACGTGCCAGAGCCGGGCGCCAGGCAACATGCTACGACTCCGCACTAGTACCAAAGTACTACAAAGCATGTACACGAGCGTGTTTTTAGTATATAATACAAATCAAACACAAGCTAATCTATAGATTAACTAAGATTAAACTAAGTTTAGGACGAACTTAATGACCCTATATGTGTTTGGATATGAAGTTACGATGGGCATTGATGCTTGGGCAGGCAAGCCCATGTTCAAAGCTAGCCATGAGTTCTATGACTGGGACATATACGTGATTCATATTTGGAACTTTTGGATGCAGATAACACAATACAAATTTTAACCCGAGTTGAGGAGCGGCTTATGATCCCAGGACGTGAAGGTGCGTTACGAAAACGAATTAATGTGCGACGACGCCACATTTCCGCCATCCTATTACGAGATCCGACCCTGACCATGACCGAGGTCGCAACCAAGCTCGAGGAGGCGGGGATTGTTAATGCGGACACGGGCAAGCGATACAGTCACAGTACCGTGACGGGCGACCTGGAACTAATTGTAAAGGATTGGCAAAAGCGGTCATCGGATGATGTGGGCAAGATGAAAGGCCGACAGCTCGCCGAGATCGATGAGATGCGCAAGGCGGCTTGGGGTCGTGGCGACCTTGAATTTGTCCTGAAGCTGATGCAACACGAATCCAGACTTTTGGGTCTTGACAGCCCACAACTAATCGAACATTTCGCCTCATTTGACATGACCAACTGGCAGCAAATGCGGGATCAGCGACTGGCCGATGCCGAAATCATAGTCGATGACGTGGAGCAGCCCAAATTGCGACCGACGGAGGATGGGCCTAGACGGGCAAAAGCTCACGGTATTTTGGATGATCGTAAAGCTTTGACCGAAATTCATGGGCGCAGCACCGGAAAAACCGGGGTGCCAGAAGCACTTATAGACGAGGCCGCAAAACTTGTGATTGACGCCAACTTTATCGAAGTCGACGACGGGCCCGATGGGTTTTAATAAGTATATGGGGAAGGAGAGGCGGGAACCTTATCGCAAGGGCAAGCGCGGATACGCCGATGTCAAGTGTCGACCAAACGGTGGGTGTTCATGGTGCCTGCAGGCACGAACATATCAAATCGCCAAGGCGAAAATTAATGCGAATATAAATCTTAACGAATGGATTGAAATGCCACCTGATGACCAGTGGTTTGTTAAAGTCCGATTTGTAAACATTGGCAAATCAAAACGTAAATTTATATTATCATAATGTTTAGGAGTTTATAATGAATACAGTTGAAATACAGATTGTTGGTGGTGGGCCGCTCGAGCCTGATGAACCATTTGTGCCCGAAAGCTTATATGCAGCAGGAATGTTGTTTGGACATACAATTGAAAATGGTGTAATGACACAGTCCGAATGTAGCTATGCTCGACTTCATTATGTTTATGATGAGGTTGAAAAACTTGAGTTTTATCGTCACGGATTATGGTCCGAAGGTCGATTTGTGGTGTTTGACAAATTATAAACAAGGACATGATACAAATGAGTATTTGCACTAAACACGATAACAATACACACATGATATTGTTTCCCGATTTTTCAGCAACTGGAATTTGGTGTGCAAAATGCGGAATTGGGTTTAGCAACCCGCAAGCCGTATGGCCATTGCTTCCAGACGATTTAATGGATCTTGTTCAAGTTTGGGTGTGGACGTGGGAATTCGCCAACGTGGACGAACATGTAAATCATGAAGCAATTGCCAAGGTGTTTGAAAATAGCGGTAAGCACCTCGTTCATTTGCTTAACGCATATACAAAATGTGAACTTGGCAATATAAGGTTAAAATATATAAGGGATGATTATGTTGACTAAGCTACCAATTGAACGTGAAGTTTATATTGATGCGACCAAAATATCATCTATTGATAATCGGTCTGAGGTACAAGTAATTTTTGTTGTTATAGATGGAGTCCAATTTGAATTTTATGGCGATGACTATCCAAGAATGTGTGTCTTTTTCTTAACATTGGCAAACCATTTGGCTGGGATAAATTAATGCGACTCCTTACTAAAAAGGCCCAATTTGCTGCCGAGTTCCTCGATTTGCCCAAGGCTGCTCAAATAGATGGAGCAAAATGGGAACCATTTCAATTGCGGTTTTTGAACAATGAAACAAGATTTGGTCATGATACAAAATCACGACAAGTTGCATGGTCGTTCACGGCTGCGCTTGATGCGGTTATTGATGGAATTTTAAACCCGGGCACACCTCACATTTTCGTGTCCATAAACTTAGATGAAGCAAAAGAAAAAGTATTATATGCCAAAAACATTCTTAAAGCGTTGGATGAGCCAGTCCGACCTAAACTTGCACGACCTGGTTCGCAAACAGAACTCGAGTTCAAAAACGGCTCTCGTCTCATATCACACCCATGTAAACCGGTGCGTGGAAAAGCGCGCGCCCGCATTTATCTCGACGAAATGGCCCATTATCCAGAAGGAATGGACAGAAGCATATACATGGCGGCGTTACCCGCCACAACTAAAGGCGATGGTTATATCCGAATTGGGTCGTCACCGCTTGGAGCGAAAGGATTGTTTTGGGAGATAGGTACGCAGGCGATGAAAACGTGGCCTGGATTCTATCGTCAATATATACCATGGTGGCATAGCTACATGCTGTGTAATGATATTGAAAAAGCCAAAATGGAAGCTCCCGCTATGCTAACCAAAGAACGTCTCGATTTGTTCGCCAAAATCACTCTTAGAGAAATATTCGAAAATATGTTTCTTGAGGATTTTCAACAAGAATACGAATGCTCTTATATTGATGAGTCTACAGCATGGATTACATGGGAAGTTATAAAACGAAATCAGCAGAAAGATTTGCGATGGTGGCATGCTACTAATCCTGCTGAAGCTATAAATATGGCATTTGGGGTGTTGAATGCGGTGCGTAGTGATGAGATAGAAAAGGCTTTTGTTGGCGGAATCGATATTGGTCGTAAGCAAAACTTGACTGAGTTCATGATTGTTGGCAAGGCGGAAGACAAATCTATGCCACTTCGATTTTCTATTAGCCTGGATCGTGTTGAGTTTGATGAGCAAGAAAAATGTTTTGAAAAAATTATCGAAATATTGCCATTTACAAAGGTTCTAATAGATCAGAACGGGTTGGGAATGCAACTTGCTGAAAATTTAACTAAAAGTACGGGTATCGCGGAAGGTGTTGATTTTACAAATTCAACAAAAGAACTTTGGGCTGTCGAAGCCAGAATTCAAGCAGAGCGAGCAAAAACTATTTTGCCGTTGAACAGAGAAATTGCGTATCAAATACATAGTATTAAAAAGAAGATAACAGCTGCAAAGAATAATGTGTTTGATACAGAAAGAAACGCGAAACATCATGCTGATAAGTTTTGGGCATGGGCTTTGGCAATTACTGCAGCTGGAAACGCGCATTTTAATATAAGTGAATTTGAAGGACTTGGTCAAATAAAAAGATCAGATTCGCCATGGAGATAATATGAAAAAAACAAATATAGGGGCACCACTAAACGCCCAATTGCAAGGAAATAAAGATAAAAAAATCGATGATGCTGCTGAAATTGGCGTTCTTGGTCTTGACTCACTATCTGGTTATATTAGAACGGCGTATAACGCCGAGCTGTATTGGCCAACCGTATTTCCGTTGTACGATAGATTGAGACGAAGCGATCCAGAAATTGCAATGATTCGTGTTATTTGGGAAGCTTTTGGTCGTGAGGTAAAGTTCGAATGGGAACTTGATAGCACTGGAGTTGGATCTGACGACAAGGCAGCTGTTGATTTTGCTAACGAAATAATGAACGATATTATGGGTGGCATGGACGACTTCCGTGACACAATGTTAGCCTATGTCCCGTTTATGGGATTTGGAATTTGGGAAGTTGTAGCCGGGTTACGACAAGAAGGTTGGAAAGCTCCAGACAGTAGCGGATGGAAGTCAAAATATAATGACGGGAAAGTTGGCATTCGCAAGTTGGCATTCCGTGATCATTCATCATTTGAGCGTTGGGATATGGATTATGATACTGGTGAAGTTTTAGGGATGATCCAGATGGATTTACGAAATGGAACTGTAAATATACCATTGACTAGAGCTTTACATATCACCTTTGGTGACGCGCATAACCCCGAGGGCTTGGCTACACTAGAAGCTGTATGGCGATTAGAACGAATTAAATACGGATTGGAAGTAGTTCAAGGAATTGGGTTTGAACATGCTGCTGGCCATGCTATGTTTTCGGTCACAGACACAATCACATCTGACGATAAGTCTTTGATTAGAAAATCAGCTCGCGCTTTGATGACGGCACAGGAAGGAAACTATATCGCATTACCAGAAGCAATTGAAGCAAGTGTTATTGATGTTCCGTTCCAAGCAGCTGGCGCTTTGCTAGAAGCAATACGTTATTATGGCTTGTTGAAGCTTCAAATATTCAATATGCAATGGGTTGCAATCGCATCTACAGCAAAAAGTGGCGCTTATTCGGCCATGGCAGATGCATCAACTATGTTTTTGAAAACATATAATTCAATGATGTCTGGATTTGCAGATCAAATTGGTGATCAGCTTTGGATATGGCTTGTAAAGCACAACGAAGATCTTGTGCATGTTCAAAAACCAAAACTTGTAGCCTCTCCAGTAGAAAAAACAATACCATTAGATGAACTTGGATTATTTATTGATTCATTCGCATCTCTATTCCCACTTAGCGACGATGACATATCTGCAATTCGTCGTAAGTCTGGGTTCCTATCAGAAATGATACCAGAAGATGCAAAAATTATACGTGAAGCTGGACCTGCTGAAACTGAAAGCGACAAATTAGAAGCAGAACAAAATGTAAAAGAAAGCAAAGCTAATATAGAAGAGCAAGAGAAACAAAGCAAAGAAGAGTCGTCTGAAGAAAAACCAAAGAAAAAAGAAGACGAGGAAGAAATGCCAGAAGCTGAGTTTGCCCGATTAGTCGCTGAATTTGAAGAATGGGCGGAAGCAAATGAACCAGAACTTCACGAACGTTTGGTACCAAAGGAAACAAATGTATAATTTATCAGTTAGTTCTTATAAGAACGATTTGATGGTTGCAGTTCGTGGATTGTGGCTTGATGTATATAATGAAGAGCAATTTTTTACTGATATGGTTTTAGTTATTGAACGTAACATATTCCAGGCGTTTAGAGATGGTTTTAGAGAATTTGGTGTTAGTATGAATGATCTAACTACTGCTGACAAAGGTGAGTTGTTTAGGTTTATGTCAAATCAAACAAAACATATAGATGGGCTTGCTGATTTTGTTTCGGATAACAGTAAAGCTAACGGCGGGTTGCTAAAATCATCTTTAAGTAGAATACAATCATGGTCTAACAAATATCTAGAAGCAAGAAACCTTGCACGCATACTTGCTGCTGGCGACACTAATTTGGTTTGGGTACTTGGTAAAGCAGATCACTGTGGATCTTGTTTAAAATTAGAAGGTAAAATAAAGCGAGGAAACATTTGGCTGGAAAGTGGGATTCAGCCACAACATCAGGACTTAGAATGTGGTGGCTGGAAATGTAAATGTGAGCTGTTACCAACTAATGATTCTGCTACACGAGGCCCAATACCAAGATTGCCATGACAGAAACTGTTTTTAATCCAGGATCTAAAAAAGCAATAAAAGCAGGATGCACTTGTCCAGTAATAGATAATAATTACGGGAATGGTGCGTTTACATTTAATAAGCAGGCGCAATTTTGGTACAATAGTGATTGTCCACTGCATAAAAATGTCGAAATATTATATACCACCGATTATGAGGATTTGAATGAGTGATTTTTTTTGGGTAAACAGAACTCTTTGTGATGTTTTAAGTGAAATGAGAAAATGCTATAAAACACGTAATTTTTCATCAATACTTGGGCTCATAGAAGAAGCTCAATCTATGGGGAATCGTATGGAAGCTGCTATTGGAGATAAAAATGGAATAAAAGATATGAACGAAAAGTGGCATAAATTAAAAAAAGAAATAAAAGAATTGCGTAAGGAAAAAGAAAAACTGGAGGGCGGCGATGAATAATAATACAAATTATAGTGGAATTAGTATTAAACAAGATATAATAGATGTTGGTGTCTCTAAGCGAGCACTAAGTATGGCAAAGGCAATAGACCGCTTGCCACCAGGTGAATTTTGTATAATTGTTGTCAAACATAACACAAAAGCGGTGCCATGGCATACCATAATTCATAAGATGGATAGAATACAGGTTATGGATATTAGCGAAAGTCGCTAAACCCGCTTACAATTACTATGTACAAAACTAAAAAAGTATGATATGTTAGAACATGTAAGCTAATATACCGACCTTGTCTATGACTGGCGGCGTTCTTCTCAGGAAGAATAGCCGTCTTTTTTTGTGTCAGGAGCAAATATATGACAGATTTATATAATACGATATATTTCGAGCTTGCTGACGACGTCCTAACAACGGGTAAACCGTTTGCAGGATTTGCCGTTGGTAAGTTTGTTGATATGTGGGGGAGAAAGGTTGAAACGAAAGACAAAGATATTCCAAAGTATATAGAAAACACAATAGAGCGTATAGAAAGTTTAAAAACAAAAGGTCATGCTGGATTGCCAATCGATACCAGATTACATGATCACGCTGAAGCTGCTGGATGGATTACATCGGCAGAAATTGGCGAAGTTTTGGATAGCAAGGGTAGTGTTGTAAAAGCAATTATGTTTGCAGTAGAGTGGACAAAAATTGGTGTAGAGCTAATTAAAGACAAAATTATGGCCAACTTTAGTGCCACTTTTGATACTAAAAACTTTGTTATTTCTGGTGGTAGTTTGACTAATTGGCCAGCAACTAAAGATAGTTATGGTGTTCCTTTACTTGATGCGATTGAATTATGTACGGGTGGTCGTGGAGTTGGGTTTGCAAATATGCAAGACGAAAGCCTTGACCAACAAGCACAAAAAGTAAGAGATGCTTGGTATGTTGAATATGGCTTTGATGATTTTAGCCCATACGTTCGTGAAGTTTTTGATAGTTATGTAATTATTAGAAATGAAGAAAGCTATTTCAAAGTAGAATATTCTGAAAAGAAAAAAGAAATTGTATTTGTTGAAGAAGATGATTGGAAACCTGTCAAGCAAACGTGGGTGGATGCAGCAATTTCAAATAAAAATGGTGAATTACCGGAACAGGAAACTGTGCCGGTTTCAAAAGAACTTAATGTTCCTAAAGATAGCACAAATGCCAATGTGCTAGACAAGAATAAAACTAGTGACCTTGAAGGAGGTACAAGTATGGATGAACTTCTGTTGGCAAATTTGAAAGAAGAAGAACGTCAGGCTTTACTAACACAAGCTCGTGAAGAGCTTGAAACGGAATTTAAAGTAACAGAAGAAGACGAACAAGCTATTATAGATCGTCTAAAAGCCGAAGTAAAGTTGGAAGCGTTTAGTGACGTGGTAGATGTTGGCGAATATCGTGAACAAATGCTAGGTCAAATGGAAGATGCGTTGCGAGCCGAGTATGGTCGTATGCAAAACCAAGCTGGTAATATGTTGAAAAGCATGTTAGCAGAAATTAAACGTGACCAGGATATTGTTGAATTTTCTCAAAAAGTTACAGGTGGCACTGATGACAATCCTCACGGCGTACCTGCCGACGAGGGTAAAATGGAAAAATTCTTACGATCTCTTGACGATACTCAGAGAGCTGACGCCATAGAACTTATTGGCAATTTCTGGGAAAAAGGCCTTGTTGATTTTGTTGAACTTGGCCATGGTAATAAAAAAGTTGGTACTACACCGCTGCCCGAATACTATGCAACTAAACTGACTAGCGGGGATCTAGAGATCGTAGATTTAAATGATCCACTGCTTGGTCTCGGCGATGTAAGCCAATACGACCTGTCCGAATGGAAGGAGGTATAAATGGCCGTTCTAACTGCAAATAAAGCGCGACCTGTTCGTATGCCTGCTGGTGGTATTTCAACCCGTCTCTTGGGACTGGCTGGATATACTAACTTTGCCGGTGGATCAGCTGCGCACACCGTATATAAAGGTTCGGTTGTCATTTGTGATGTAAGTGACACTGATGGTTATTTTAGAGCTGCTCCTTCTGGTGGTTCAACAGCTTCTGCTACCGGCGATTTGATTGGTGGTATTGCTCTTGAAAAACAAAAAGTAGAAGCTTCTGATACTGCCGATGGTAGTGTTGAAGTAACTGTAGCCGTAAATGGTATTTGGGGATTCGCTGTTGGATCTATTGCAATTACAGATCTTGGCGCACCTGCTTATGCAAGTGACGATACCACAATCTCTACAACAAGTACTAATAATTTTTGGATTGGTACTATTGTAGGCCGTGACGCAACTTATGTTTGGGTTGACATTTCCCACGCATGTGGTCGCGCTAACGTCGCTACCTAAAATTGATGGAGGTCAATAATGATTAGTAGAAAAGATATTGCTGCCCATCTTGAACGTCAGGTGCGAACCGGCTTTTTGATGGGAAATAAATCTTATTCTCCAATGCGAGCAGCGTTTTCAAGTGATGTGTCTAGCGACGCGGCATTTGAAACTTATGCAGACATGGGGAATTTACCTTGGCCAATCCAGAATGCTGGAACCCAAGGCGATGCTGGAACAAGTGGTCGTGCAGATTCTGTTCAAGTGGGTAGTATCAATGAAGGTCGTTCTATCACTATCGTTGGTGGTGAGGAACGCTCAGTAGTTGTGTACAACCTTGACTGGGAAATTTCTGTAGGTCTTTATCACAATGCTATTGATGATGATAAAGCTGGAGATTTAGAGTCTTGGGCTCGTGGAGCTGCGGTGAACTTTGAACGACATAAAGATCATCAAGCTTTTTCCGCTCTAAATGCCGGCGACGGCAACACTTATGGGAAAGGATATGATAGCCAATCGTTTTTTGATGCTTCTCATACCGATCCTGGTGCCGAGTACCAAACAGCTCAAGATAATGAATATGGTCTGACTTTAAGTCTCGATAATTTCGAAACTGTAAAAGTCGCGTCTTCAAAATTCTTGGATAGCCGTGGACAATCTGTTGGATTCAATCACAATTTGCTGATTGTTCCACCAGATCTCGAACGCACCGCCGCACAAATTGCCCAAAACCGTGATGCATATGATACCGCAAATCGCGAAATGAACCCTTACGCTGGTTCGGTTCGTATGCTTGTGGCTCCTGGTGGATGGGTGGATTCTACAGCTTGGTTCTTGATAGATCCTAATTTACCACAAAAACCAATTTACCTACAAACACGTAAAAATCCCGAACTAATAATTTGGGATGACGAAACACAAGGAAGTGGTATTCGCTACTTCAAGTGGCATGCTCGTTATAACGTATTTTATGGTGATTGGCGTTTGGCCGCAATGGGTAATACCTAAGAACTTTATAATATGCCGGGGCAATTTATTGTCCCGGCATACAAAAGGAAAAGTGAATTATGTCATTAGGAAATGATACTACTGAACTTACTGGGTTAACTATTGACGGTGTTGAAGTCACTTCTACCCCAGCTGAATTAAATGATTTAGATTTTGGTACAAAAGCTACGATTTACGAAGATTTTATTGGAACATGGGCAATTGGTGATGCTGGTCCTGCTGATCTTTGGTCAACAACAGCCGGAGGTGGTACGGGCAATGAGGTTGCTACTACAGTGACTAATTCTCTGAATGGTGAAGTTACTCTTACGTCTGCATCAGATGACGGTAACCATGCTGCCAATGCTTCGTCTTTAACTGGAATTAATCTTGGTTATAAAGCTAACCAAGGTGGTTTGATGATAGAAGCTAGATTTTCTGTTGATGATGTTACTAATGGTGTAGCTTTGTTTGTTGGCTTTACCGACGTTGTGAGCACTACTGTTGAATTACCAATTTTTCTTGTTACTACAGCAATTGACAGTGATGCGACTGATGCTGTTGGTGTTGGTTACGACTTCGATGGGACGACCAAAGAGTGGTTCCATGGTGGTGTCAAAAATGCTACAGATACGACCCCTGTTTATTCTGGCTCTGCTCCTTCGGATGGCACAGTAGTTACTGTTCGAGTTGAAGTTAGTGCTGCCGGGGCGGTTCAAGGCTTTATTAACGGAACTGCTATTGGTGCAGCTGTTGCAGATGCAGTTACAATTACTACAGCATTGACACCTGTGATTGTTATCGCCAATCGTTCTGCAAATCAATGTATCGCTACGATTGATTATATCAAGATTCAGCAAAATAGATAACTTAATAAAAATATATGAGGGGTGTTATAGCCCCTCATATTTTGCTAGGAGCTAATATGAAAGCAAAAGTAAAAGACGACATACGTCACAAAGCTATTACTGCGTGTGGCGGAATTCAATTTAATGTAGTTGAGTTTATTGATGTTCCAAAATGGGCAGAAGCTGAAGCAAAACGCAATCCATATTTAGAAATTGAAGTTATTAAACTGAAAGAAACTGCTGTCGAAGAAAAAGCTAGAAAAGCAGCAGCTAAAAAAATGGCAACTAAAAAAGCAGCAGCCAAAGCTAAAAAAGCATCAAAACTCGAAAAGGTTCCCGAACCAATTGAGTTGCCAGATCCAGTACGAAAACCTGACCCAATTGAGTTGCCAGATCCAGTACGAAAACCAAAACCTGCTAATAAGCCAACACCATCAAAAAAGGAGTAACCTATGGGTTACACAATAACATATACAGAGTTGCTTAAGGTAGGTGCTGTTACGACCGCTTTGGAAACACAACTTGGAAACGAAATAAAAGTAAAAAGTGGCGAGCGCGTAACATTGTGGATAAAATATGGCAACGGTGATGAGACTAAAAACACAATCAAGGCTTATTTTTTGCATACCACTGGCGGTGATGAGTTTCAAGAACAGGCGTGGTCAGCTGCTGCTGGATCCAGAACAGTTACACAAAACAGTTATGATATGTCAACAAGTATAAACGCTTATATATCTTTTGATATTGAAACTGTTGGTTATTTAAAAGTTACAGAACAAGCGACAGGTGGAACCCCTACTGGAACGACTGAAGTTTATTATACGCTGACGGAGGCTTAATATGACTGGTCTTGTAAACTATGAACAAGCTTCTGCATCAGAGAAATCTTGGGGATTCGCCTCTCCATCTGGTGGTGGTACTGATTTTTATATTGGTGGATTTTACGATTTTGCAGCATCGAATGATGATTTTAATCCATCAACAACGCATGGTACGGCAAATGCTTCTTACGCTGCACATTTTTTTGTTGTTTTGGGCGAAACTGCAGTTGACGAGATAACAATAACGATAACTGGAACTTCTATAAATGATCTTGGAACAAGAGCAACATCTGATACAGAAGTTATTACAATTCCAGACACTACTGTAGCTGATACATATTACGAAACAACAAAAAAATGGATTGGACAAGTATCAATAGAAACAACTGCTGGAACTGCAAAAAATTGCAATTATGGACTTTGTAAATATTGGGACAATAATAATAACAATTTTAGTTTACGCGGATTAGAAGCTACATGGCTTGGTGGTGCAAATGATGCGACCATAGATGTTACATTGCGTTATCATAAAACTATTGGCTGGACTTATAATTTAGGGTCTACTCCAACTCCACCAACTGAAATTGCTTCTATGAATGCAAGTCACGTAACAGAAATTCAAGCAAGAACCGATGAAGAGGGAGCTTGGAAAATTAGTAATTTGACTACGACAATTGCTGGTGCAGAAAGTGAAGGTATTATTTGGGAAATACATACAAGTACCGCAAGCGCTTTTCGTATTGGAAATCTTATGCTTAGGATAATATAAATTGTTTGTAATGCATTAATTGCTTTTTTATTTTTGTATTTTTAATATATTAATGTAACTGGTTATCAATTAGCAATGTGTAAAATGGAGTTAGATAATGGCTGAATTAACTGTAACGGTTCCAACAAGTAAACTTCCCGTTATTCGAGCTATGGTAAAAGATCGGTTAGGCAATGACACTTTGGCCGACGAGCAAATTATAGAATGGATTGAAGGTATGTTTGGGCAAAAGCTACAACTATTATGTGGCGAGTATCAGCGGAAACAACTGCTCGAAGATACTTATACTTTCGACGATCCGCTAACTGAATAATGTCAAGCTTCAAGATTTATTATTCTGATGGCACAACCCATGGCAGCGGCGATCCATTTACAACCCCGGTCCCTTTCGTTGTGGCCATTGTCCAGGTCGATGATCTACACGGCCGCCGGGTGGTGGCTGGTGATGATTATTATATTTGGAACGGGTCAAGTTGGAATGGTACGGATATGATCGGCATGATCCAATATTTACAAGAAGATGGTCCCAGGCGAGTCCTGTTCGGTGTAATGGTCCACGAAGCTCAATGGCAAAAGATTATGAAGCTCGCTAACGAAGATCCAGGCTTTCCAAAACGAACAGCCTACGGAAGAAACGAACGGAGAACGCCATAGATGGCACAACCCTCATTTACCCAAGTATCGTTTAGAATCCGTAATGATGATGGAACGGAAATAACCGCCACTTGGAAAGAGATACAAGGTGACGACAGCACGATTGATGTTGATACCAACTTTCGTGTTCGTTTTCTCATTGATGAAGGTAACTCTAAGGCTTGGACTACAGACAACTTTCAGGTTTATTATTCGCATAACTCAGGAACGTATGCGGTAGTAACGAATGCTACTCCTGTTCAGTATTCATTATCGGATCATTTTGCCAACGGGGAAGATTGCGTTTCAAGGCTTACAGGGGGAAGTGGCGGCTCGTTTGTAACCAATAACAACGGAATGTTGGAATCGTCTGCGACCGCCAATAACTCAGGGTCGATTGACGATTACTTTGAGATGGAGATTTGCCTTACGATTGACTCCGCTCAGGTAGATGATGAAGATACTATCGAGCTAAGGATTTACGAGGGTTCAGCGGCGATAGCCTCGTACACCGACCACCCGCTAATCATAGTCAATGAAGCCGCCGCACCGATTAATGTTGATCTTGCTACCGCTTCTCTGACTGCATCCGGTCAGGTTATTGCAGTTGATCCTGGTGGTGTAGCCCCGACCAATGTTGATCTTTCAACTGCTACCCTAACAGCGGCACGGCAAAGTATTTTCCTAGAATCTCAGAAAGGAATACTCGTAGACGTAGATCATGAAGAAGGAACTACCGCTGATTATGATTCTGTAGTAGGAACGCCCTCAGTTAATACAGCTTCAAGAATGACGGGGCATTATGGGATGGAGTGTATTGCATCCTCAGCTCAAGCCCATTATGGGGAAATTGACTTTTCCCATTCAAGCAACACTATCAGGTATAGAGTTTATATCGACCCGCACACCCTCACTATGGTCAACTTAGATACCTTCACGGTTTTAATGCTTGCCCTTGACGGGTCGTATGCAGGAAGGACGGCGTTTGGTTATATACGTTTGCGGTACGAAAGCGGATCGTATGCTTTTACTGTTCAATACTATCAAGATAATGGACTTAGTAACGGTTTTCACGTTGTCACCTCGGATGCCCCCAAATACGTTGAAGTTGTTTATGTTAGAGAGTCATATGAAGGCGCGGCCGATGGAACAATGACCGCTTACCTTGATGGGGTTTACAAAGACGCAAGATCCACAATAGAGAACTACAACATCTTTAGAACTATAGACAAGGTACAACTAGGAGCGGTAGAAGGAGTTGACGCCGGAACATCAGGAACTATTTACGTTGATGACTTACTAATCAACGACACCGGAATCGAGATCGGCCCTCCTGATCAGAGCATGAGTCTTGCTGTTGCATCCCTAGCCGCATCGGGTCAAACGCTTGACGTAGTTACTGGATCGGTTTCAATAGCTCTTGCTACTGCTTTACTTACTGCTGGTGGACAAGTTATAACGATAGACGATGGTGCATCGGTCGGTATAGTCGTAGATATTAATCATGAAGATGGTACAACCGACGAGTGGGACACGTTATTCAGTACTCCGGTCGTAAATACCGCCGCAAGGATGACCGGGCATTACGGCCTTGAGCTTGATGCTGTTTTTGGAACACCGGAATATTGTTTAAAATCTTTTACAATAGGCACTAATTATATTCGTTTTCGTTTCTACTTTGACCCTAGCGGTCTGACAATGGGTCTTGTCGATGCTTTTCATCTGGTTCACATCGAAGCGGATGGCACGTGGAATTCACAAACCGACTTTACGCAAAATCGGTTTAGATGGTCTGATGGCGCTGGGGCCTATCAGGTTAATAATGCCATGTGGGACGATGTAGACCAAGTACACGCGGCGGCCAATCATAATCTTTTAGACGGACCAAATTATATCGAGTGTCTTTATGCGCGGGAAACGTATGATGGAGGGGAAGATGGTTACTCGACAATGTGGATTAATGGGGTTCACCAGGAAACCAGGTCTAGTATTGCAAACTATAATTTCTTTAGAACGGTCAAAGAGATAAAAGTAGGGGTAATTATAGATCATGATGTTGGGACATCAGGAAGTTTGTATATTGATGATCTAATAATCAATGACACCGGGGATGAGATCGGCCCTCCTGATCAGAGCATGAGTCTTGCTACTGCGCTTTTGACAGCGGCAGGCATAACTATTGCGGTAGACCCTGGCGCAGGCGGTGGAATTAATGTCACCCTAGATACCGCTGGACTAATAGCCGGAGGACAAGCAATTGGCTTTACGATGGGCGCGGTAAGTAAGCTATTGGCTACTGCCTCATTGACGGCAGGAGGTCAGGTGTTAGGGATAGTGCCAGGAGCGGTAAGTAAGCTTTTAGCTACAGCGAACTTGATTGCTGAAGGACAAGTGGCTGGGCTTACAATGGGCGCAGTAAGCAAACTATTAGCTACGGCTGGATTGACGGCAACTGGGCAGATTTTGGGAATAGTGCCTGGGGCAGTTAGTAAAGAGTTGAATACTGCAAATCTAATTGCTTCTGGACAGACTATCAATGTAGTTCCGGGATCTGTTTCTATCGCTCTTGCAACAGCGATCGCAACTGCTACTGGCCAAGTAATCACGATCGATCCTGGTGGCGGAGTAGTTCAGATTGATCTTAATACTGCCGCATTAGTTGCAGTTGGACAAGCATTAACAATTTCACCTGGAGCAGTAGCAACTACTTTAGCAACAGCCATAACAAATGCTACTGGACAACCAACAACTGTTATACCGGGATCAGTTAGCACAGCTCTTGCTACTGCTGGAATTAATGCTAATGGACAAATTGTTGGAATCGTTCCCGGAGCAGTGTCTATAGGTTTAACAACCGCTATAACAACTGCAAGTGGACAAACGATAACTATTGATATTGGTCTTATAGTTTCGCTTAACACAGCTGCGCTTATAGCCAGTGGACAAACAGCTTCTATTATTCCTGGTGCTGTTGCAATATCAATTCAAAGTGCAAGCATTACAGCTAATGGACAGGCAGTTGGATTGACATTAGGTGCAGTAGAAATTGCTCTTGCAACAGCATTATCAAATGCAGTTGGACAGGCTTTAGCGGTAGTTCCTGGTGCAGCAAATGTTACACTTTCAACCGCCTTAGTCAATGCTAGTGGTCAAAACATTTATATTACGATTGGCTACAATATTGAACTAGATACTGCTACAATAACAGCCAATGGACAAATAGTTGCAATTGTGCCAGGTGCTGTTTCGGCTGCTCTAAATACTGCATCAATAGTTGCTAATGGTATTCCAATTACGATTGTTCCAGGTGCTATAGCTGTTGCGTTGAGCACCGCAGTTGCATTAGTTGGTGGTCAAGCTATTGAAGTCCTGCCTGGTGTTTATGTCGTATCGCTTGGAACAGCTCAGATTCAAGCAGATGGTCAACAGATTGGCCTTGTGCCTGGAGCAGCTTCTGTTATACTAAGCACAGCAGCACTATTAGCAAATGGTCAAGGAATTAGCGTTGAAGCTCTTGGCATAATAACAGCAATAGTGAAAGAATGGACCTTGAACGCGAGAGATCAAGATCTTAGTCTTGATGGAAATCGAGACGATGTTGATATGAATATATTTGAGAGAACGTTTTCATGGAGTTTAGAAGATGACGATAGATAAAAAAAATATTGATTTTGGTGCTTCACTTGATGGCTTGAAGAATCGGCGTGCAATTTGTCAATTTAACATTTATACGTTAGATCATATGACAGAAGAAGAAGTTAAAGCACATGGTTTTATCATGAAAGATAGAGCAAGTTCAATCGACGAGTATAAAAGTCAATTAGCATCTATCGATAAGAAAATAGCAAAGATTACTGGAACCCCACCACCTACAGTTGTGGGACTAAAAACAGCTTCACTACTTGGTAAAGCTGGATTAACATAAGGAGTTAACAATGGCTGAAGGAGATGCAATTGTTCTTAATAATTTCAAGGAACAATTATTACTAAAAACTATTGATTGTGATACTGATTCGTTCAAGGTGGCTTTATATGATACTGCTCTAGCTACACCGGATGGTGCTGCTATTGCTTATTCTGCAACCAATGAAATTGCAGGTTCAGGATATACTGCGACTGGTGAGGATGTTGTAACACCAGTTGTGTCCCAAGACGATGCTAATGACTGGGGCAAATGGGATGATGATGGCTCTAATATCACATGGACAGCTCTTGCCGCTAATACTATTTTAGAGGCTCGGCTCTATGATGATACCACAGCTACAAAGTGGGTCTTGATCTTGTGGGAAATTGCAACCAACTCTAATGGTGGCGATTATACCTTGACATTTGGTGCTAATGGAATCATGACTCTTGCCTAGAGGTAAATAATGGCTGTCAATAGAGAAATTGCCGAAAGCCCAATGAAGCAGGGCGTTGATGAAGAAATAGCTTATACGCTTACTACCACACCTTGGGGCAGTTCACCCACCAATCCAATAGTTACCGCATGGGATATTACTGACGGGGGCAGAACAGATGTTATGAGCACCATCTTTCCATCTGGAAGCCCCTCAGTAAGTAACGATGTAATAACACTTCCAACTTGTAAAGATATGGTTGCCAACAAAACATATCGTATTGAAATTAAGTTTACTTGTTCTGGTAATGTTTTTGAAGCGTATTGTATTATTTATAGTGAAGAATAGGATAATTTATGGCAATATTAACTAATTCTTATGGATCACTACAAAATGTTGCGTCTAGAACTCCACGTCGTGCAGAAGGTGGCACTTTTACTGTTGCGACAAAACCAACAGATTTACAAGTGGAAAATTTTTTAGATGAAATTAGCGCCTTATTAAACAGCATGATGGCAAGACATGGATTTGTAATTCCAGTTACACAAGCGGATGTAAAGTTGGTGATAACCGGATTTGTATGTGATGAGGTTGCCGCTATTGTCGAAGGCGTAAATGGATCTGGACGATTTGGTCCGCAATCAAAATCTAAACTTGCAAGTAAAAGTAAATTTGCACTTGTCATGGACGATGTTACTGCATTTTTAGAAATTAACGCATTTGGATTTGAAGCTATGGGTGCTACACGAACAACTAGTATTGGCAGTCAGTTATCTTATAGAAATATAAATGAAGCTGGTGATGCAATTGAGCCAATATTCCAGCGAACTCAATTTGGTAATTCTTTTGAAAACTGGGACGAATCTTAATGGTAAGCAAGTTTGCAATTACTTTTAAAATAATTCCACCACTCAGAGATATTGCCAAACGATTTACAGTGGCAGAGCAGCAATTGCCAGAAAATATACGTAATGAAATGAGGGTTGAAGGGCGAAGATTAACAGATTTGGTGGTAGCAGAAGCTCCAAAAGCGACTGGCAAATTTGCTAGTAAAATTTCGTTTAGAACTTATTCAACGTCTAAAACTACTGGGTTTTCGGTATTTTTGCCACAACCAATTGGAAGTTATATTATCGAAGGAACAAAACCACATACAATTGCTGCAAAACGTTCTGGAGCTTTATCATTTTTTTGGAGCGCAGGTCCAAGTGGTCCAGGACGTTACGCATTCAAATCTGTTTTTCATCCGGGGACAAAGCCCAATAAGTTTACTGGACGAGCTTTTAGAAGATGGATGCCTGGAGCAAGAGGCTCTTTAGAAAGAATATCAAATCGTTATGTTAGAACTATTGCTGGATCTGGTACAAGGAGTGGTACATTTTGACAACTGAAGCTCTTATAATTTCTGGAATTCAAACTGCAATTCAATCTCTCGATGAGTTTGCTAGTGTTGACGTAAGGATTGGTGATTGGGGCATCTTAGACGAAGAAACAGCAAAAGCTCCATATGTTATTTTGGAACAGTCGGATTCTTTCTTTAGCAGACAAGACACAGTAACTCCAACGACAAAATGGGATATTGTTGTGAATTTGTTGGTAAGTTTTGATGGATGGGACAAGGCAAAATTAGCTTTGGGAACATATCGGCAAGCGCTTATTGATAAGTTCAATACAGTTGGTACATCACGTGCTGCAGGCGGTCTTGTTGGTGTCACCATTGACGTAATACGAAGTGATGGAGAGATCTTTGCAATATTTGATGCATATCTAACTCCAACAGAACTAATAGAAGCGGAGCCTGTGTTTTTAGCCCAACGCTTGGTTTTTGAAACATCGGAGTTTTAATATGAAATATAAAGTTTTAGTTCAATGTAAGAACGATAAAACAGGCAAAACATACTTACCAAATGCATTTATAACTGATAAGACGTTTAAAAAAATTGTTATAAAAAATTGGTTGAAGTGTGTTCCTCCGGTTTTAGAAAAGGTAGTATTGGAAGAAGAAGGAGGAAATGATGACATCAGCGGTAACTAGTGGAAAAGATAAGGTATTGCGTTATGCTCGAATATTTGTAGACGCTTATAATTTGTCTGGTGATGCAAGAACAGTTGGTTCTTTGTTGATTGAACGCGGCGATATAGATATGACAGCTTGGTCAAACAGTATAAAACAGTTTTTGACTGGATATCGTACAGTTGGTATTACAGATTTGCAAGTACTATTAAATGATGATACTGGACGTGGGTTTGACGTTTTAAAAGATGCTCAAAATTTATATACTATAAGCGTTTTGTTTGGTGGCGGAGGAGAACCTGTAGTTGGCGATCCTGCTTACCTATTGCCAGCAGTACAAATGTCAGATTCTACAAGTATGGATGCTGGTGCAGCTGTAATGTCTGGCATTAGCTTTTTGCCATCATCAAGCAATGCTGGCACTTATTATGGAAGTCCTCTTGGTGTTGTTTTACATCCAGAAACTTCTATAGCAGTAACAACTACACCAGACAGTTCTGATGTTGGTGTAGATGTTGGAACAACAACACTTGGATGGAGTGCGAATATACATGTAACTGCCACAGATGCTGGTACTTGGGTATTTATAATCGAACACTCTACCGACGATTCTTCATTTTCAACGCTTGGAACTTTTACAGTTTCTGGCGATATTTTAGAATCGGAACATATATCTGGAACAGGAACTGTAAATCGATATGTGAGAGCAGTATGCACTCACACAGGCGGAACAGTTACACCAGTTATAACATTTGCTAGAAATTACTAAAGGAGTAAATTATGGCTGTAGGAAAAAATAAAGTAGAACGAGGATTTAGATTAAGTTTTGATGATAGCGGTGATTCACTTCGCGACTTGTCAAGCGATCTGGTACCTGGAAGTATTTCAGGCGGTGGTAAATCATTTGATGAAGCGGATATGACTGGTGTTAGTGATAGCGTTAAGAAGTTTTTAACTGGTCACGCTAGCTCAGAAGTATCAGCACGTTTTCATATGAACGATACTGCAACTACTGGAGCGACCACTGTTTTGAATGGTCAAGAAGGTGGATCTGGAACACTAACTTTGCAATGGGGTGCTGATGGTCAAGCACCTACGTCTGGTGATCCAGAATGGACTGGCGAATATACATTGATGTCAATGAATATTGTACTGGATGGGAATAAATTCGTACATGATTGCCGCTTTTTGCCACAATCTGGTGCTGCTGATCCTGCTTGGGGTACGGTAACATAAAATGAAAAATTCTTTAATTAAGATTTTTCGTAAACGATCTGGTGATGAGGGTAAGGTTTTTTGCCCTCACCCAGACTATAAAAAAGCCTATATAGTGTTGCCAAAAGAGTGGACTGGTGACCACATTATTAGACGAAATGCTATTCTTGTACAAATTGTTGACCAAGAGGTGAGACAAAGTGAAGCTATAAATGCTGCAATTGCTATTGTCTTGGTTGATGATTGGGGTGGAATACAGGGAATGGAAAGCAAAGATCCAGGTGAGTGGGATTTGCGCAAAGTTCCATTACCAGTTTTAGCATGGCTATCTGACGTTGTGCTAAATGATTTTCTATCGTCTTTCAGTGTGCCAAAAAACTTATCAGCCCCGCTTTTAGATGGGGCGGAGACAACGAAATAGCAAGTGATTCTAAAAAATCGTCATGGACTTATGACAAAGATAGTGTAAACGTTGGTCCATGGAATTTGCTGTTTTTTACTTGGAAACAGTATAATAAATTTGGCACATTTGCAAACGGCAAAGTTTGGTGCAAACAATCTATAAAAACGTTGGCAGCACTAAACGCGTTAGATGCTGTTGCAGATTTGAATGAAAGATTATTTAGAGACAAAGGTTTTTCTAAATTAAGCAATGAACAATTAGAGTTGTTTAGGTGGTTGAATAACGATTAATGTCTTATAACACACGAGCAGAACTTATTGTAGAAGCTATGGCCAAAGGGTTTGAAAAAACCACTGCGGACATGAACAAGTTGGCAGCTGCCAGCACAATAGCAACAAAACAGGTTACAGAAGGATCTGCAAAATCTTCTGTGGCCATGACTCATTTTGGTAATGCAGCTTCACTGGCACTAACGGGAATTACACTTAAAGTTGCCCATATGGGCGCTGAATTTGTAAAAAGTTCGATAATGTTGGCTGCTAGAGCAGATACAATGGCCATTGTTACCGAGCAAATGGGTAAAAATATTGGGTATACTGTTGCTGAGATTCGTGCCTTTGAAAAGGGTGTTCAAGACATGGGGATTACAACGATTAAATCCCGTGAATCAATTGCTCAGTTAATTCGTGCCAACATCGACTTAAGTGCAGCATCTCAATTAGCCCGATTGTCCCAAGATGCTGCTGTTATCGCTAACGAAAACTCATCAGAATCATTTGGCGCACTTGCTACAATTATTGCTACTGGAAACACGTTGATGGCTCGTCGTCGTGGGTTGATGGTTAATTTTGTTGGTGCGTACAAATCATTGGCAGAACAACTTGGCAAAACTGTTTCTGAACTTACACAAGCTGAACGTTCTCAAGCACGACTAAATGAAGTGTTGGCACAAGGTGAAACTATTGCTGGTGCTTATGTTGCTGCTTTAGATTCTGCTGGTAAGAAACTAACATCATTTCCACGTTATTGGGAAGAGCTTAAAGTCGCATTTGGAGCCGGGTTCCAAGATATCTTTAGAGATGGAATTGTTACCGTAACTGATTGGGTATCTGGAATGACCGATGCTATAAAAGCAGAAAATGCAATAAAACAAGCTGCTGAAGACGGATTGATAACTCGTCAAAAAGCTAATAATATGATTAATGAAGCAACGTATGGAGCAAAAACGTTTGCTGATCAATTAAATATTTTAGCTGAAATTGAAAGAAAAACAGGTATTTTGACTGAAGAATCCATCGACTCGTATGAAGATTACGTAAATGTAATGTTGTCGATGAAAGTTCTTAGCGGCGAATTGAGCGAAAGTCAAGGTGAATATTATAAATCAGTTATTTTGTCTGGACTAGCACTAAAAGGCACCATGACTCGATATGATATGCTTACAGAAAGCATGTGGAATGCGCAATTTGCTACAGATGGGTGGGCTAATTCTCTTGGTAATGTGAGCAATACAGTTATAGCAAATGCCGAATCTATTGGTTCTTTTGATACAGCAATGCTCAATCTACATAGTACTATTTCCGCTTCTGGTCCAGTTGTTATGAATCTTATTGGTTCATTTACCACTTATGCAGAAGAAATAGACAAGATTGCTGGTAAAACTGGTAATTTGTCTGATAGTATAAGCACAAATTTAAGTGGTGAAGTAACCAAACTTATAGAACGTTTTCACTTTTTGCAAGCTGGTGGTGGTGAACTGACCATTTCACTGGATAAACTTGCTGATGCAAAAATAGCACCAGAAATAAAATTAGAAAAGTTACAAGATGGTTATATTTTGTCTAAAAATCTTGAAGTTGTACTTGGCAATTTGACAAGAGACGAAGCTGCAGTTGATATTCAAGAAATGTTGGGATTAGAAGATATAGAAGCAGCTAAATTACTAATGGATGGTCTTGGAACAGATTTTGCTACGTTTGGGCAAGCTATTGATACGGCAATATCAGACGCCGAAAGTGCCGCAACTACTGCAGTAAAAAAAGAAAAAGAACTGTTTGATAAACTTATAGATATAAATGATATTAAACTAACAGATATTGTTAGAGCAATTTCTGGTGAAGAGGGTAGTTTAAAATCTGCAGCTATTGACGCGGGTGTTTCTGTTGGAGATGTTGCAGATGCTTTGATGGGAATAGATGGAACCATTGTCAACACTTATATTCATGTTCATACTGTAGAAGTTGGAGATGGTGGAACTACAACAGAAAAAGAAGAAGAAGAAGAAGGAGACCGTGGTGATGATGCTCCGGAAACTGGTGGTAGAGCGACTCAAAGAAAGTTTGGTGGTGGGATCTCTCCATTAACCTTGGTTGGTGAGGAGGGGCAAGAGCTAGTTGTAAATGGCGTTGTAATTCCGCATGATTTGACTCAGCAATTGTTAAAACTTGGCGTTGCACCTGGAATTAAAAGACAACGTGGTGGACCACTTGGAGGTCCTGTTTTTGGTGGATCTGGAGCTATGCAACAAGCTTCTGGTGCTGGTCTTGGTCCTGGAGGCGGGATAGCTGCTGGTGCAACAACATCTGCTGCAATGATCTCTGAAGTATCTAACATAGCAACCGCGACGCAAGATGTTGCTACTGCTATGGAAAAAACAGTAAACGTTTCTTCAGAGCAATCTCTTCTTGCTGCAAGACAATTGGCGGCTGAAGTGACTAGAGCTATAAAACAAAGTAATGAACAAACACAAACTTTGCTTGAAGAACAGAATAATATTGTGAATGGATTAGCAACAGAAAGTGGTATACGATTTGCTATTGCAGATGCTCTTGGTGAAGCGTTGG